TGCAGTTCGCGCACCGCAGCCGAACCGTGCGCCGATCCGCCGGCTCGACTTCCCACGTCTCGCTGAACCCGCCGTATTGGTGGCACAGGCTCGACACGCCCTTGCCGTCCGGCCGGGGCGCGAAGCAGTGGTACGTCAGCGACCGGCGCGGGCGTGCCCACACCGGGTAGGATCGTTCCCGATCCGGGACGGCGGGGATCGTCACTGGACCCCCCGATGCCCGCGCAGGCGATCATGTTCGCGCTTCTGCTCGCACGACGCGGCGTGCTGATTGCTCGCCTCGTACGCGCCCTGCAGCGTCCGGCACGGCTGCGACCAGCCGCAGTCGGGGCAGGATGCCGCGTACGTGTGCGCGGGGTTCGGCTCGTGGCCGTTGGGCGTCGGGGGGAGCGTGGCGTTCATGCGAGATCCGCCCAATCCTCCGGCGACGAGTCCGGGAGCATCAACTGCGCGAACGTGGCGAACGTCGCCATCTCGTTCGACAGCTCCAGCCCTTCGAGCGTGGGGTTGTGTCGCGTGTTGCCCACGCGCACCCGGAATCCCAGGTCGTCCTCGCCGGTGCGCGGGTCCGCCGTGAACTCGGTCAGCCCCTCGCCGGCCCGCCACTTCCACTCTTGCGGCCGGAGCTTCGGCGCGCGGTAGCACAGCAGATTCGCCTGCACGAGAAACGCCATGTCCGTGAAGCCCTGCCGCTCCAGGACGCCCGACTTGCGCGCCTTGCCCTCGGCGCTCTCTTTCCACTCGGCCTTCATCTTGTGCAGCCAGATCACGTTGACGTCGTGCTCGAAGCCCGCGCGCACGAGATCGCGCATGATGCCGTTGACCTCGGTATAGTGGTGCGGCTTGACCTGACTCAGCCGCCCGAACTTGGCCAGCCGCAGCAGCTCCCACGCCTCGCCGCCCGTGTCCACGACGATGGTACGCACGGGCAGCACGCGCCCGTCCGGCAACCCGATCGCGGGGAGCTTGAACCCGTTGGCGTAGGTCTCGCGGAACTGATCCATCATCTTGCCCGAGACGGCCATGATCTTCTCGTTGGCCTGCTTCTCGTTGTCCTCGTCGAAGCTGATCGCGCTCGGCCGGATCATGAACGGGCCGGTGTAGAGCAGATGCGGCTTGGGCCGCACGCCATGGACTTCGCCCTTGACGAACTTGCTCACGACCCCTTCGGACCCGAGATCGAAATCGAGGTAGAGAATGGGGCTGGGGGCGGTCATGGCGAAGTGCGTTTTCCCCTGCTTGTCCAGCCCGTCGACCGCCACGATCAGCCGCCGCTTGGCGGGCAGGGCGGTGACGAGAGACGCGCCAGGGAACAGGACGACGGGAGCGACGGGGGTCGGGTTAGTGGTCACGGCCGGGGTTCCTTTCGTGATACTCGCGGTGCAGCTCACTCAAGAGAGCGACGTACGTTTGGAGGCGCGGAAGGCCCCGGCACAGCTCCGACACAGTCACCTGATGCGCGTCGACGGCGCACATCGCCTCGCACATGTTCTCGTCGGTGAAGTTGCCGCCATAGGTGTCCATGAGGCTCTGCGCGAACAGCGCGGGAACGGTTTTGAGAAAGTACGCCACAGCCAGGTACTCGCTCAGCCCCACGGCGCGAAAACGTTCGCGAGCCTCGTCGATCGCGCGCCATAGATCCAGGGCCGTGTCCTGCATCAGCGTCAGTTGCACTTCGCTCAGCGCCAGCGCGTGCGGATCGCGGAACGGCCGGCGTGCGTGAATGTCCGCGACGACCGTCTTGGCCGGTGCGGTGCTGATCAGCTCTTTCGCCCGCGCTTCCCAGTTCATGTTCGCCACCCTTCCGCGACGGCCGTGTAGAGAAAACTTTGCCACTGTTCCTCCAGCTCCGACGGCGTAAAGTCGATCTGGTACACCCCGCGCATTTCGGGCACGTAGCTCGTGTAATCGCCGTTGATAAACAGCGGGTACAGCCGCGCCCGCGTCGTGCCCAGCATGGCGCAGTACGCCTGCATCTGCAGCAGGTACCCGAGAAACCGCTTGTCCATCAGACACGACGGCGACGGGTCCGCCGTACGCGGGTCGGGCCAGCCGCGACACGACTTCCACGTACACTTGAACTCCGCGACGACACACACGGGGTCGTCGGGTTGAATGTTGATCTCGATGGCGTCGGGGCTTCCAATGACGCCATCCCGTTCGATCTCGCCGGGCCGGAAGCGGTACTGGTTCTCGCCCAGCCGCGACACCAGCGCCTCGGACAAGACGTCTTCCCACATGAACCCGGTTTCCTGCCAGTTCTCGCTGTCGGCTTGCGGGTAGGCTTTGGCGTACTTGGCGTCGACCTTGCGCATGATCGCCTGCACGATCTGCGACACGTGCAGGCCGGGCGTGCGCACGACGGCCGACGGGGCGACCAGATCGCGCAGCGTCACAGGCGGCAGGACTTTGAGAATCATGGCCGGGCCTCGACAAATCCCGACGGGCAGCGGGGACTGAGTACCGCTGCCCGTCGGGCCGTGCGACTAGCTCGGCAGCGAGAGTTCGCCGCCGTCGTTCTTCCACGGACGCGCGGCATCGGACACCCAGTCCTTGCGCGCGATCAGGCCGATCACCGCATTGCGCTTCGGGGCCTCCGTGACGCGCTTGAACGCCTCGGTCGGCAGGAGCGACAACGGCACCTTGCCGCCGCGCTCGCTCAGGACGGTCAGGACGAGCCCGACCGTTTCGGCCTCGATGTCCGCGTCGGGTGCGCTCGCTGGCTGCGTGGCCTGCGCGGCGGTCTGCTTCTTGCCCACGGTCTTGCCGCTGGTCGACTTGACGCCAGCCACGCCCACGCGCTTGCCGTCGTCCAGGACCGCCGTCACGATCGTGATCTTGGCGTCGGTCTTCTCCAGCCCCTTCATTTCGGGCATGGGCACCGAGTTCAGATGCACGTGCAGGCCGGCAATGACCGAGACGTCGTTGCCGATCGACACGCCCCGCTCCTTGAGCGAGCGCGCAAACAGGCTCGCCTTCGTATTGCGGTTGATCGTCGCCCCGGTCTTGACGGGAACGGCCTGCTTGCGGTCCGCCGACGGGGTGAACTTGTCGAGATCCCCGATGCGGTAGTACTCCGTGCGCAGATCGTCGTCGGACTCGGCGTCATCCGGGCGGAACGTCACGGCCCACGCGCAGCACGCCTCGCGCTTGCCCTGATAGTCGAACTCCACGACCTCGCTGCTCTGAATCACGCAGTTGACGTCGTCGAGGTACCCCCCGGCCGAGTGGGTGTCGGGGTCGAAGGACACCCCGGTTTCTGGCGTTGTGCTCATACGTTCTACTCCTGAAAAGCCGCCGCCCCGGTTCGACGGCCCAGCGGCGGCGGGGGCGCTGGGACGGACTTGTCCAGTCGTGTGATGGCCCGACGAAACCAGCGCGGGGCCAAATCGGCGTGCGACGAGAGAAACCACCGCGCGTGATCGTCCACGATGAACGTCTCGCACTGGTCGTCGGCCGCGCGCATCCCGCGCCCGGTCATCTGCACGAGCTGCTGCATCGCCAGATGGGCCGGGTACCGTTTGTCGATCAAGGTGCGCGCCGCGATGATCGGATGGCGCGCATCGGGAAACGGTACTTTCGCGACGATCTGGAACTCGGCTTCCTGGTACGGAAAATCGTAGCCGGTCGTGACGGCCGGCGAGACCAACACCGTGCCGGCGCGCGAGGCTTTGAACTTGCGAATCTGCGCGGCCGTGTCGCTCTTGGTGTGCGTCATCATGCGGTCGCGGTACTTCGAGCGCGACAGGATCAGGTCGCGCCGCGCGTAGGACACCGAATGAATGATGCCTTTGCGGTCCGCGCGGGACGCGAGAATCCGATCGACGTGTTGCACCCAGGCGACCTGCTGCTCGTCGGTCATGCGATGATCGACCCGCACGGGTTTGTGCCACACGCCATGCAGGGCCGGGGCAATATACACCGGACGCCGGGCCAAAGGGAAGCCCGATCCGGCGTCGAGCAGGCCCAGGTCTTTGTCCATGATGCCCAGCAGCTCGGCCGTGTGCGGCGTGAACGTGGCGCTGACCAGCAGCACGTGCCGTGCGCCCCGGAACAGCCAGTCCTCGGCGTGCGGGGCGGCCCACACGACATCGAACCGCACCCCTTGGTTCGTGTCGGACACGACCAGGAGCCGCGCGTCGAGCTGGCCGATGCGGCGCAGGGCCATGAGCAGGTACTGGCCGGCGCGGAGCTTCTTCGCGGTGTCGTGGTTGACGGCCCGCGCCCCGTCAATGCGCGCCGAGAGCCGCGCGGCGGTCTGCGTGGCCCAGGCAACCCAGGCGGCCGGCTCCAGGCGGTCCGCAGCGGGGAGTTCCAGGTGCAGGACGGACTCGACACTCTCCCGCAGAATCTCGGCCCCCAGGGCGTCCGCTAGGGCGTCGGGCGCGGCGTGCGCCTCGTCCAGCACCAGGAGCGTCGGGCGAAGCACCACGCTAGGATTCTGGACCAGGGTCAGCCACCACGCGTAGTTGGTAATGACGACGGGGAATTGCGCGGCGGCGTGGACGGCATCCCAGTAGCTGCACCCGTGCTGCTGCAGGCTGCACGTGGCCCCGACGTGGCACGGGCCGTGGTCGACCATGACCGGGCCGACCTTCGGGCGGTCGAA